GTTTGGGTCTTTAAGCAACCAAATACCGTAGTAAATCATCCGTCCAGGTGCAATAGCTGGAGCATTTTTTACATAAGGAATGTTCTTTACTCCACCAGGTAAATAAACCTGTTTGAAGGTTTCTCCAGCAGGAGCCTTACCATCCAAAACGTAAACAGAATTACCTTGATTACTTGAAAACTCTGAAGCAATTTGGTCAATGATTATGACACCATCTTCAGGAGTTTCTGGGTAGTTTCTAATATTACGAACTACTCGAAACCTGGTATAACTTCCGGTTGGTTGAAGCCAGGAAACAACAATGTTGTTGTAATTAATGGGCAAAAGGATGAACGGAGCAATATCAAAAGAAGAAGATAAAGATGTACCATAAGCTACTCCTGTGCCGTAGTTAAAGCCACTATAGCGAGACATTTATTATTCCTAAGCAGTTCCGCCATCAATTACCGCAGTAAAAAATGTACCGTCTTTATCAATGTATGTTTTTGCGCTTGGGTCGCCGTACTTCCATGCCTCGAACAAGTTTGCTGTCTGCCCAGATACCGCTTGAATTTTAAGGCCAAGTGTGCTTGTAGAAGATGGGGTGATTGTAGTACCACCAGTATTGCTCACTAAAAGCAAGTTGGCACGGTAAGCGCCATTCTCTACGTTGTCTAAACGGAGTTTTACGTTAGTCCACTTAGTGTTTCCTGAAGATGTCCACGTGCTTGACCATGTTCCAGATGTTCTTTGACTTGGGTTAAGTCCAAGCTCACCTGCAATAGCGGTGATTTCCCCATACGCAAGGTTAACGTCAGCCGCTACAACAGTATCTGTAATGTCTGTTTTAGTAGTAAAACCTACTGTATTACCTGGATAATTAGCCACGGTATCTCCTAAAGTCTATATATCTATTTTGACGTAGTGCCGGGGAGATTACTCAGTAATCTTTGTTACATCCTCAATGAGAGTTCCACATGGACCGCAAAGGAATGCTGTTGCATCAGTATTGACTACTATGGGAATTTCAAAGTTTTCACAATCTGGCACTCGGCATATCACCGTGTAGCTATACAAAATAAGTTCGTCCATGATTATCCGCTCGCTGCTCCTGAGGTCATTTGGATTGCAATCCAGTTTGTTGTAATTGAGTTAGTAGATGAGCCGTAATAGCTCACTCTTAATGTAAATGAAGACGATGAAACTCCAGATACTGAAGCAATTAGCGAGGGTGCAGTAGCATTTTCTACAGTTGCAATAATCCTTGGTGCAACAGAAAAACGAGAAGAGGGTAGAGTCACCGATAAAGAAGCCGAGGACCACGGCGAACCAGACACCAGTGTTGGAGATGCTTGTCCAGCAGCTGTCCTGTAGGGAATACCGGTATCTCCGGGGTCTGTAACACCTAAGTTAGTTCTTGCTGTTGCCGCGTCAGTCGCACCTGTTCCACCGTTTGCAACAGGAACAGACTGTATCCACGAAGGAGCAGCTGCTCCGTTAGCTTTAAGTATGTACCCCGAAGTCCCGGCAGCCACATAACTTGTTGTAGTAGCAGCCGTTTGATAAGGAATCGCCCCGTTAGTTGAACCAGTCAATGAGAGGTTAGACGCAGTAGTTATTGACGGAGAAGCGTTTACCCATTTACCGCTAGTGCTGTTGTATTGCAAAAGTTGCGTATTTGTAAGTGATGTAATAATGACATCGCTCAAACTGGACAATGCAATACTGGGCAAGTCAGCAGAGACTAACGTACGGAATGTGGGGGTCGCAGCAGAGCCACTCGAAGGTCCTGCTAATACCGTGTTTGCAGTTTTTGTTCCATATGGATTTACGGAGTCTCCATATGCAGAAGAAAGACCGATGCTAACCGCAGATGAGCCGTTGTAGCTAGTTCCAGATAGTGGAGAACTAATTGTTAAGGCGTTTGCAACTGAAGCTGCCGAACCATCAATACTAGTAATACCTGTAAGTGCGAGAGACGCGGATGTACGGTTGATAGCAACTGAGGTGGTGCCCAAGTAAAAAGTTTGACTGGTTGATGCCCTACTAGTATCTGTAGGATGTACGTGGTCTGCACGAGCGTATCGAGTGGACGTTCCGACAGCCGCTGTTCCGTCAACAATTGGAGTAGCCGAAGCTGCTTGAGCCAAAACAAAGGCGGTGGTTGCAATTTGAGTTGTATTGGTGTCTACAGCGGCAGTCGTAGATAGTGGTGTACCTGTAAAGGTTGGGCTTGCCGAAAAAACGATATTAGTTGAGGTTGTTCCCGTAGCCCCAGATGCTGTGTATCCCGTTATATTATTAAACGCTGTGATACCGGCTGTTCCGGTTCCAGTACCTCCGTAAGCCACTGCAATCGTTGACCCGTTCCATGTACCTGAAGCAATTGTTCCAACAGTGGTAATACTTGACGAGCCAGCTAACGGAGACCGCGAAGTATCTGTGGGGTGAACATGGTCAGCTCGGGCATAGTGAGTAGATGTTCCGCGAGAAGCTGTGCCGTCCATTGCTGGAGTTCCGTCACCGCTTGCTGAAGCTTGCCCCAATACAAAGGCTGTAGTCGCAATCTGCGTAGTGTTAGTGTCTACCGTAGCTGTGGTAGATAACGGAGTTCCTGTAAGGCTGGGAGAAGCTAGTGGGGCATACGTTCCCGAAAGTCCTGAAGTAACCTGAGATGCAGAAATTGCAATAGAAGTAGATGTGACACTTGTCACACGACCTTTAGCGTCAACTGTAATCGCAGGAACTGCAGTGGCAGAGCCGTAAGTACCTGCCGGGCTTGGGCTTAGTGCGGCAAGCGTAGGACTTGGGTAAGTTCCTGTCAAGTCACCGCTTGCAGAGCCGGATGGAGTACGAGAGTCCGTCAAACGAGTATCGGTACCATAAACGACTTGGGAGGTCGAGGCGTTGCCCGTAGCTGGAATGTCTTTGGTTGAAGCTGTTCCCAATCCGGAGACAGCAGTATTGGCAATAGCAATTGCGCTAGAACTTGCGGCAGTGAGACGACCTTTGGAATCTACCGTAAAAGTAGCAACTGACGATGAAGAACCATACGAAGCGGCTGTAACAGTAGTAGCAGCTAATGTGGGGCTTGGATATGTCCCAGTTAAATCTCCGCTTGCAGAGCCTGATGGTATCCTTGAGTCGGTAAGCCGAGTGTCAGTACCGTAGACGACTTGAGAAGTTGAGGCGTTACCTGTTACCGGGATATCTTTAGTAGAAGCTGTTCCTAATCCTGACACTGCAGTATTAGCAATTGATATCGCTGTAGAACTTGCTGCGGTAAGTCTTCCCTTAGAATCGACAGTAAATGTAGCCACCGATGAGGCAGACCCGTAAGACGCGGCTGTAACGGTAGTCGCAGCCAAGGTAGGGCTTGGATACGTTCCAGTTAAATCTCCACCAGCAGATGTGGAAGAGGTAATGAACGAACCACTAGTTGGCATGGTAACGCCATTGATGGTCGTAATTCCTGTGGGAGTTGCACTAAGTGCAATAGTTCCACTTGTGGTGATTGTTCCACCAGTCAGGTTAGTCCCAGCAGTAATGCTGGTAACCGCGTTAGTGATGGGGGTAACCCAGTGAGTGTTGTAGTCTGTTCCGTTGACTTTGGAGAGGACCTGACCAGTTGTACCCCCGGTAGGCACTCCGGGACCAGCCGGACCTACCTGAGTGTACATGACTTGCTGAGCAGTAAGAATGACCGAGGGGGTAGCAGGAGCAACGTGAGGACTCGTTTGAGCCGCCTTATACGACAACTGAACCGAAGAAGTATCCGCAGCCCACATAAGTTGCAAATAATCGCCAGCAGAAAGATTCAAAATATAATTCCATGCTGGAAGCGCATAGTGCATCTGGTTACTGAGGTCCACAGTTCCCGTTGTTTGCGGAATATCTGTACCGTTTAACCGCAACCAAAAATCAACACTAGGTGAACCATTTGAAGTTTGATATACCTGAGCAGAGAACTGAATGTTGTATGTTCCTGCATACGCAAAAGTTATATGTGAAGATGAGATTATCGAAACGCCGTTTGAGTCTGGGTCAGTCGTGTTTAAAGTAACAGCATTTACTGCTGAAGAACCGGTTGTTGTTTGAGTGCTTGTAGACCAAAAGCTGCCCCAGTAACCAAGCGCACCATCGACAGGTACTTGAGGTACAGCAGCACTTATCCACTCATGGGTTGAAGAATTGTACGTTAAAACTTGACCATTAGAAGGCGAGGGGGCATTGACGTCAGTTAGGTCATCAAGCGCGGTTACTGAACTGCCTCCGCCACCGGTTCCGGGTTTCCATGTGTGGGTGGCGGAATCATACTTGATTACTTGACCGTCGGTAACACCAGCAGTGTCAACATCCGTAAGGTCATCTAAAGCAAGGCTAACGCTTTCAGAACCGAGCGTAGATTCGTCATCTCCAAATATCCCTGTCCATACGGGGAATGACGGGTCTCCACCTTCAAACTGTACCCAGACACCTTGCCCAATACTGGGAGGACCAGAGTGAATCCCCAAAGTATTACTGGGCCAAATCCAATCAGTAACAGCTTCAAAAATAACTTGAGGAATCTGTACTTTAAGACGATGCTTTTCTAGCGGGTCGTTTGAGTCAATGACAATCCCTCGGTACACCCCATAAAATCTGTGGGCACCGTACTTGTCAGGCAACATTAACTACCCCTAACAGCCGCAATCGTGTACGTCTTAGTGGTCATTCCATCTTCAGCAGTAACCGTAATCGTAATGTTTGTCGTCGTATTTGCGGCAGTAGTTACGGTGTGCGGTGAAGTACTTCCATTAATTCTTACTGTTGCGTTTGAGTTTGTCGTTGTGGCAGTAACTGCTACAGATGTGCTTCCACTGTTGACCGAAGCGGCATAGTTGAGCACAGTTGAACCGAATGACGGACTCAAACCGGCTGTGTTGGTAATGCTCAAAGCAGACAAGGTAGCGTCAGAACTCAGCGCAGTAAGTGTCGTGTTTGCAGGCTGGAAGATAAAGATTTCACCTGCACGACCCAACAAAGTAGTGCGAGCAACCGTTTCTCCAGCACGATACATCGCCGTTACTTTTGCACTTTCTACTCCAGGAACATACCTAAGCACACCTTCAATTTCTTCTGGAGTAATGGTTGCTTGGAATTGAGCAACGTAGTATGAATAGTAAGTTTTTATGTAGTTATTAATTCCAGTTTCAACGTCTGTTGTAGAGTACTGAGAATTTTTTGCGTATTTAATAGTTAGTGCTACATTGCTGTACGTAGGCCCAGAGACAGTGGCAGTTACTCCTATTTGTAGTTTTGGAGTTATGTAAGCAAGCACATTTTGCTTAAGCGTAACTAGCTCAGGTGTCTCACTTGTATTGGTTTCATCTTTTCCTGGGTAGACATCTAAAGATGTAATGTCTCGAATAGGTGCGACGTAAACAGTGACAGATGTCCACACACTAGCTTCTGAGTTTGCTTTTCCTACGAGTGTGCTTTGGTACGCAATACCAGTGTAGTCATCCAATGTAACCGCTCTATTAAGAGCTGAGTTTGCCGCAGGAGCGTTAACTCTGATAGAGTCCGTACTTTCGGGGTCTAAGCCACCTACCCCAGCAGTAGTATTGGTAACACTCAAATCTGCAATAATAGGCGCACTAACAGTGCCTTCTGGGAAAGCGTCAAATGATTTGAGTTTACCTACTGGAATGTTTCCAATAACTCCCCCACCAGAAATGTATTGCGTTTTTATGGTCGCATAAATGTTGGGAATTGAACCAGAAACGTTATCCCCAAATCTAATGTAAACATTGTTTAAACCGTCTGTCTCTATTGTGTAAACAGCATCTTGAGGGCCATAGTCTGCCATGTGGTCAACTTTTGTCCACTTTCCGTAGCTAGAGCCTGTAAGAACATACACCTCAATAGTGTCTTGCACTACAGTGGTGTCGTTTAATCTAAAAACTTGAAATGGAGACCCATCTGAAGAACCTAAAGTTTCCCCAGGAATATCGGTACCACCAGTGCTGTGATTAGCGGTTCTTAGGGCGACCTGCTCACCATGGTAAAAAGTCGCGGTAACGGTAGTGCTTGCCGCAACTACTACACTGTTGGGGGTGTAATACGTAATTTTATTGGTTACATCACCATCGGTAACATAGCCGTATACCTGAGTTCCAGCAGGTACGGTGTGAGAAGTAGTGGCACTAGCGTTAGTGAATTGGACCGTACATGTGGCTGACGTATATGATGTGGGCTTGTACCCATAGCTTCTAGCCAAATTAATTACGCTGTTACGTTGAGAAGCTGTAAGGATGTTTGACTCGTTTGCAATTCGGTCAATGTAATAGCTGACCATATCGCCCACGTAAGAAAAGACCTCAATTAAAGCAACACCAAAATCATTGGGGTCATTACCGTACCAACGAGAACTTGACTGAGTATTTACTCTGTCTTTTACTCTGGTGATAATGTCTTCACGAAGGGAGTAAAAATCTCTAGTGGTGTAGTCAATGGTGATTGGCGCGTAAAGAACCGTAGTAAAGGTTGGGTCAACGCTCATTTTGACTCCTCACGAATAGGTAGACTGTTGCTGATAGTGGCTACTCCAACTTGAATACTCGTTGTATCTTTATTCGGAAGGCTATACACTACGTCTATAATAGCAGTTTCAGCTTGAGAATCATAAGATGTACTGACATCGATAAGAGTAAGAGTAGGGAACATAGCCCCAAACATGCGAGACAACTCGTCCTTTACTTCAATCTCAATACTTCCAATAGTTTCAAAAGATATTGTCTCTAGTCGCAAACCGTAATCAGAACGCATGGGACGTTCTCCCATGATTGTTCCCACGGCAGCGCGAACTCTATTTGACCAAATTTTTTCTTGAGAAGTTTCTACTGCCACATTTCCTTGAGGGGTAAACCTAAAGGGTAATGAGATTGCTTTTTCTGTAAAAAGTTCTGTTGCCATTAATTAACTCCAGACGTCCAATACTTGGGGCTTTTAATAAACCCTTGTGCTGATGTAACTATGTCTTTTTTTGTTTCTTTAAGAACAAGCTTTTTGTTGATATTCCCCATAGGATTAGCTAATCTTTCATTGATGTTTATAGTACTTATCGAGGTAGGGTGCTGTGCCCTAAAACTTGTCTTGTTATCTTCACGAGTGCCATCAGTGACCACTGTCATGTCCAAAGTGTAATCACCAAATTTTTGAAAAGTATGAACGACATCTTTGACTATCCAATAGCCATCGGTAAGCGGTCCTGTTCCCAAAACATAAATAGGCATAAACGGCCTTACTCTTGGGTCACCCTGACCTCTAACTTTTGCTGGAAGATTAAACCTAGAAAGTTGTGCAGCACCTTCCGCTAACCACTCAGCAGCTTTACTTGAGTGCACTACCTGGTCAGTTCTGTATTCAGAAAAAAGCACATCAGATACGGATGAACGAAGAGCCGTTCCTGTTTGATTGGGGGATTGTGATGCGAGGTACGAATTACCCGTCAGTGGGTCCATTCCACCCGTATGTTCGGTTGCTCTTTTTATAGAACTTGTTTCTAAGTAATCACCCTTCATTACTTTGAACATGTCCATCGTTCTATCGTAAAATGTTCCTCTAAATACGCTTTCTGTTTTTCCGGCATTAAACACTGGTATTGAGGTCATTGCTTTGTCAATTACACTGTCTATACGGTTGAAATACAGTGTAGATTTGTCAACATACATGGCATATCCAATGCGCAATGCTTGCTCTCTCAACCACTCCCAGTAGGAGTGACCGGCGATAGTTAATTGAGGAAATCTTAAAGGATGAGAGTCTCCCGCGTACTCAAGGCCAAACTGTCTGGCAATTTCGCTGGCAACTTCTGGAATAGTTTTGTTTACAAAAACGTCAGCAGCCCGTTCTTTTAACGGAAAGGAAGACCCTACGCAATGTACTTCCATAGTTTTTTCACGCTGTGACATCACACTCTTAGAAACAAACGAGACGTAACCTGCCCATTCATTTTTGTTAGAACCTTGCGTCCAAGAAAATGTCAAAGGAAGACCAGTAGGGATATCATCAAACCACAAATCACCGGTTGTACTAAACGTCACGATGAGAACATCGTGAGCGTACTCTTTTTGTATTAGCTCAACTTTTCTTGGAAGTTTTTTCAATGACGGCATCGTAGGGAACACAAGCCTAAACTCTGTGCCTCTACGGTTTTTTTCTTTAGGGTTATTGGAGTACCCTGTCTTGTCTAAAGAATTAGGCACTAGGTATCCTAATCAATGTTCCTGGTGGAATACTCATGGGGTCCATCATTTCCGGATTGTAATCCATAATGTCCCACCATTTAAACGCTGTTCCAAAAAATCTTTTTGCAACTAAATCAATTCGGTCTTCTTCTTTCCATTCATAAAAAAAGAAGTCTGCACTTTTGTCGGGAAACTTTCGGAATACTGTTGCAGAGTATTCATTGACTCGTGGATTGTACGAGTAAAAAAGTTCTCCATTTGCATAACGACTATCTGAATAAATCATGTTAAACCATTCCGCTATAGTCTGGAATTCTGTTAAAACTAAGTTGTGCCTTACTTAATGTGGGCACCATATCTGGAGTAAACATAAGGTGGTCAATAGTAAACGAATTTATAAACCCCAAATAGTTAAGGCTCTTACCCAACCTTAACTCCACTGGCCTACCTGAAATCCAACCAACATCGGCAGTTACATCGCGGTATGCCGTGTTTAACTTATACCCAATTACTGTTGCAAGAAGATACTCGATGTCATACATAGTTCCTTTGTTGTAAATCTCTATTTGCTCAGGGACACTTGGAACTCGTTCCCCGTATATTTCTTTAGGGTTTACTTTTTTAGACAAAACTCCTGATTCATAAAAGTTTCTATCTCTCACTCTATTAAGAATAATCTCTACGTTAAGTGTGCTTTGGCTAACGTTGGCCCCTGCCAAGTTAAACTTTTCATTTCCAGAAACTTCTAAGCCAACGTCAGTATTAGGTGCTCCTGCGTAAACCATTCGTATGGCTGTTGGGTTGTAATGAAACTGGAATCCATACCTATGTTGATTGGATGGTTGCAGTTTTGAGTCTTGATTGGGAACAAGAGTATCGATAGACCCCGCAGAGTCTTTGGGAACAAAAGTTGCAATCATACCCTTATGCCCACCAGCCGATTGAAACACGTGGGAAGGAAGGGGCACGGGGGTCGGCCTATTTGACCTGTAAGGTGTTTGAGTGTTAGTGATGTTATTTGTAAACTGAACAGCGTCATTGTGGTACGCACCCACCACACAGTTCACGTTGTATAACAACTCATTGGGGTCGTATGTTAAATTTGATTTTCCATCACCAGATGTTTGCGCATTCCAAATATCAGTAATGGTATTTGCAAAGTCTGTTCCTGGAGCCATTGCCGCAGATGCGTTATTCCATCTTGTGTTTATTTCCGCGTTTAATTGAGCCGGAGTTTTCTGGGGGGTAAATGGCTTATAGTAAAGATTTCCAGTTACTGGATTTACTTTAATTACCGCTGAACCACCTACTGCCATTATTGGAGTCCCATTCTGTTAATGTGTGCATCTCTTTCCAGATACTCTTTTACTTTGTTTGCAAACTTGAGTGCTTCGGCATCAGACGCGTCATTAACGCTCACGTTTATGGTGATGTTGGTGCCTTTACCGCCACCACCGCCCTTTATCATGCTGCGCCAAACTTCGGCTTGCTCTGCGGTAAGGATTGCCTCACCAGCGTGAACGTTGATGGGGCCGTCATTAGCAACGTAATCTCTACCGTTTTTTGCACGAGAAGCTCCGGGAGCATATGACCCTGACCGAGCAGACCCGAGGTTTAGGCTTCCGCTAGTTCCGTTTCTATTAGCAGACCCAGAAGTGCCAATAGACGCACCAGCTTTACCGCTAGAAATTCCCGAAGAAGTTCCCCGTACAGAACTAGGTGAACCTGCTCCACCCCCACTCGAACTGAGTGTGTCTGGAGCAGAGTACTGACCAGAAGTTGTGTGAGTAGGGTTCCCTGAGGAAGAACTGTCAGGGGTACTAGCAGCACTGCTTCCACCGCCACCGCCACCGCCGTCAGAGCCAAGCAATTGAGCTGGGTCAATCAGTGTTCCGCCAGAGTTTAGTGCAGCAAGGTGAAGGTGAGGCCCAGAAGAAGCGGTACCCGTGTTACCTGACGTTGCAATGTTCTGTCCACGCTTAACGTTTGCTCCCACAGAGATATTTGCTCTAGACAAGTGACAGTATCTAGTTGAATTTCCGTCAGCGTGTTTAATCTCGACTGTTTGGCCTAGTTCCCCGTAATAGTTTGTATTCGTAACCATTCCGTCAGCACACGCACTTACAGGAGTTCCTTCGGATGCTTGGAAGTCCATGCCATGGTGGTAAGTGTTTGCGCCATCACCAGTAGGGGACTCTCTGGGTCCCCATCCCTCAATCATTTTTCCTGGAACTGGACGGCTATAGACTACTTTTCCAGAACTACTAGCAGTACCAGATACCCCATTGTTATTAATGGTACTCTGCTCACCACCGTATCCAGCACCTTGCATTGTGGCGTTATAGGTTGATGCCCAACTTCCAATACCAGCAGCAGCTCCACCAATTAACGCACCAACACCCGCACCAACTGCCGTTCCCACTCCTGGAATAGGAATAAAGCTTCCAATCATTGCGCCAATGCCAGCACCAGATGCTGCTCCGGCACCTACATTGCCCCAAGTGTTTGCCCAAGCAGCATCCGTGGCACGCTTATCTGCAGCAACCTTACTTAAACCTTTATTCTTCATATCGATGCCAGCTTGTCCAGCAGCATTTGCTTGGCTTACAATGTTAACCGTAGTTCCGATGGCACCAGCAGTACCAGCAACTCCCGCTGCGATAGGAAGTGCTCTTCCAAGCATCCCAGCAGCACCGCCCATACCGCCCATTCCCCCAGCAGCTCCCCCACCAGCAACACCGCCCATCCCCATAGCGGCTCCACCTCCGCCGCCCATCATGCCCATGCCCATGCCCATCATACCCAGGCCACTAGCCATACCTCCCAAACCACCAAGCGGGCTTGCCCCCAGCATAGATAGACCGCCGTTAATAGAGCCAAACGATTTTGCCAAGTCACCGGCTGTATCAGTAAGCGTTTTCCAAACAGGCAACATTGCTTCCATACCTTGAACGTATGAATCTGCTGCTTTGCCTTGGTTTTCAGATATAGTGCTATTCATTTTCATAGCAACATCTTGTGGGTTCATTCCAGCAGCTTTAGCAAGTTTTTCTTGCGTTTTGGGGTCGCCCAGGTTCATGTTCTCACCACGAGCCTGCGCTTTAAGGTACTGCACCATAAGTTGTTGCTGGTCGCTGTCTAGTCCCATGCCAGACAGTGAAACTCCAAGGTTACCTCTTCGGAAAGATTCGTCAATATCTTTTTCTGAAGCTTTTCCACGACCAGCAGTAAGTCTTTGGGCAATTTGCGCAAATGTTTGGTCTGGAGTGTTCACCTCACCAGTTTGAAGATTAGAGGTATAAATACCCATCGTGTTCAAAAGATTACGCGATGTAGTCCCGCTACTCAGTCCCTCAATAGCTGCTGCTGCGCGGTTGTTCTCCATGTTGAAAACTTTTGCGGCACCAGCAGTCCATTGCAGAGTAGTATTCCAAGCAGCACTACCAGCAGTCATTCCTCTGTTAGCCAAGTAGTTTGCAACTTCTCCACCAGAGGTTGCGCTGGTCATACCGCCGTTCATATTACTGAACACAGCTTTTCGCATACCGTTGGCTGTCATTCCTCCACCGGTAGCAACTGCAGCATTGTAGTACCCAGTTTGGTCAGTAAGAGTTTGCTGAATATCCGGCATCATAGATAGCCCGCCCTTTATGAGCTGACCAGCACCTTGAACTGCGGCTAATGCCCCTACAAGACGATTGCCACCGCCTCCACCATACGTTGGCATTGGAGGAGCGCCTTCTGCACCCTCACCTTTTCCATACCCAGGAAGTGTCGGTATGTTGGGGACGGTACCCGCCATCATGTGCGTTCCATTAGCCTGTCCTGGGGTAGAACTGGTTGGTGCCCCAGTAAAATTCGCCAGTGAGTTAGGCATTTGCGCACTGCCACCAGTAGGCTGCTTTTGAGACCCACTGTTTATTTTGGCAATAACTTTAGAAAGTTTTTCTAAAGCAGAAGTATTTGTTTTAAGAGAGTCGCCTACTTTTGCCTCTGCCGTAGTCATTTCTTTTATGACAGAGGTAACGTCATTATCTGCCATTAGCTACCTTCTTCCACTACTGTCCCATGACCACTGGCTATTCTTAGCCAATTTATTCGTTCTCTACTTGATAACTCTTTTATTTCAGTTAATGTCCAGCCGCTAAAGTTCTGCACTAACAATGCCCACTCAGTTATTAAGTCTGGATATTTCTTTTCTTTATAGGCGAAACAAAGCTCCGAGATTTATCGGAACCACCACCTCAGAGGTGCACTCCGGGCAGGTCACCTTCAAGTCATTAAACTGGGGTCCAGGGCTGTGCTCAGCAATCGCCTCGCTGATTGTGCGTCGGTCCTGAATTCCAATGTTGTTAACCATGTCCTTGTTATAGACAACAAGTCCATTAATTTCTTGAATAGTGTCTTGAAGAAGAACAGTTGCCATTTCGGACATTGTTCTTTCAACACTGACATTCAATTCTTTTTGAGTATGCCCCGTAGGAAGTCCCACAAGATATTCGTCTCTTCTTCCTTTTACCGTAAAAGTTCTGTCCTCAATTGGGTCAATGAGAACCTTAAACTCAATGTCTTTACTAAGGTCAACCTCTACCTGCTTCCAATCCTCACACCCCGAGCAGTACGAGTTGATTTCGGCAGTGTTGCCAAAAGTGGCTCGGTAAATCCCAAGAAGCAGAGCATCTCTGTCCCCAGCAAGAAGGGCGTCAAGCATGCGCTCAGTGGCCTTTTCTCCACCAATGCTTACAACTCCTCGTGAGATTACTGCACTGAGCATTTTCCCAGTAGAGTTAGCTTTTGAGATGTACTCCTCATCACGCCCGTTGAGTTCCTTGACCTCAGCTACCCGGACAACCTCCCCGATGGAATTGATGAATCCACCGGGAAGGTCAACCGTAGTATCTGTAGGAGAAATAACTTCAATGATTGCTGCTTCTTCAACTACTGGCTTTGAAATGACCTGCTCAACAATTGAGTTGGCAAGACCAGGGTTAGACTCGGCGCTAAAAGTTGTGTTTTCCGTTATGTTTTCCATGTTATTTTCCTTAGGTTATTTAGAAGTTTGTTGCAGAAACGTTGTAGTTATCTGCAAAGTGCACGTCAAACCCTTCGTGAACAACCGACATCTGCTCAACAAAGAGCGCGTTGTCACCTGCGTTAAGGTCTGAGTATGCTACTGATGTTACCCATGCGTTGTAGATTTTAAAGCGCATAGCAACGTGCTGACCGTTTGCCTTGTTAGGGTCGGTGTCCACAGCAGCTGAGATGGGGTGGCTAAGCACCTTTATCTCAATATCGCAACGGAACTCCGTAAGGGTAGGGTCAGTTGCTCCCTGAGTAACTCGGAAGAGTCGCTTCATCCATTCCCAGCTTGCGCGGTCACCTAGGGCAACACCTCGCTGGAAAGTTACGGGAGAGAACACTGACTGACCAGGAATCTGGTGAACAGTGGTGTTGTAGCCACCCTCACGGTAAGGGATGCTGTCAGTCTGAACAGTCAACCCACTAAGTGAGGTAAACCCAAACGTAGGTAGGTTTGGTTTTGTGGCGGTTTTGGTATCGAGAGCCTGGAACGTTACCAGGAACCGAAAGTTCCTGATAGGGTCCGTAACAATCGAAGACCGGTTATTTACGACAATACTAGCCATGAGATGAGTCTCCTTTTACTAGGCCGCAGTCTTTTGACTGAGGTTGATGACTACGAATTCAGCAGGGTACTCAAGAGCAACGCCCACTTCAATGTGCACTTCTCCATTCGCAATGGTCTGCGAAGTGTTGTTGGAAGCATCACAAATAACAAAGAATGCCTCAGTGTCATTAGCACCGGCAAGTCCGCCTTGGTTGTAGTACTGGTTCAAGAACGCAGTTATCGAAGCGCGGATACGACTCCACAGTTCGTCATCGTTGTTCTCGAACAGTGAAAACTGAGTAATCTCCGAAAGCTCTCGTTTGATGTAAAGCAATGAGCGACGCATTGAAACGTAGCGGTTTGCGGTTCCATCCTGCTTGAGCGTACGAGCACCCATCACCACAACGCCTGCACCAGGAATCTGGCGGATAGCATTGAGGGGCTGAGCAGCACTGTTCAGGCGGTCCAACTCATCGGAAGTAAAGCGACGCTCTGTCGAGGTTGCTCCACCCAAAGAGGTACGAAGACCAGCCGGAGCCTTGAACGGACCTGAATCAGCATCAGTAGCAAGATACAAGCCAGCAACACTACCTGCAGGACCAACCTTACGCAGTGATGCGCTGTTGCGTCCCTTTGGGTCAGCAATGTACACGTTGGGGTAGTAGACCGCAGCGTTGCTTGAGGCTGCAAATGCGGCAGCGTAGTGCAGCGCACTTCCCGCAGTTGCGGAGGAGTCACCAACCGGCAAATCAGCTGGAGTATCCAAAACAGCAAACCCACTGTGGGCTTCGGCCCATGCAATAAGGTCATCCTGAACCAAATGACCGGTGCTCGGAAGGTCCTTGAGAACTTCTGGAGCAAAGATTACAAAGGTACGGTCAATAAGGTTAAAGTCTTCCAGAGCGGTAGAGAAGTCGCTGTTAGTGATAACGTCTCCATCGGTACCTCCAGCAAGAGCAAACAATCCTGTGTCAGGGTTAGCTGCCGAAGCGTTGGTCTCGTTTACAGTTGCTGAAACAAACTGTGACTCTGCAAGCAGAACGGTCACAACATAATCAGCGGAGTTCTTGTCATTAAACAAGATGTTGTTGTACTGTTCCAAGAGGATGTCGTCAGCAATAGACCCTGCGTTAGAGCCGTCTTCACGGTATACCCCAAGGTTAAAATAGTCTGAGGTACCTACCTGGTCGAGCTTAACGCGGAAGTTATTACCGTCGCTACCCGCTGTAATTGCGGTGAACGTAACAATGGCATTAGTTCCATCAGTAACAGTAATCTCTGCTTTATCTGCATTGGCACCAATGACTCTACGAACATAGAGTTCATTTCCACCAGACTTAAAGAACTCTCCGATACCAAACGTTGCTGGATAGGCAATGTTGTACGTACCAAACAGTTTGGCAAATTCTGACCAAGAGGTAACTCTTGTTACAGTAATTGGTCCCTGAGGAAGCTTAGCCAAACAAGCGCCAGCAGCTGTGCTGTTGACCGTTGTTGGGATTGGCGCAGGGATAAGACGTTCACTGATGTAAACGCCGGGACGACCATAAGCCATCATTTCTCCTTAATTAATTGGATAGTTTTTCTGTGGGTTACGAATTATTCGGTAATAGTAACTTCTCCAACACCATAAACATTGGGGTCACCTGGGCGTCCTATTACGGTAAGGAGGGTCGGGTTATGAAGGTTAACTGAAGTTACTCTGTTACGAGTATTTAGTGCGCCAAGTGGCACCTCGCTAGAGACGCTCACCGTTATTACATTGACGAACAAACGTTTTGCTTGCTCGGTAACATCTCGTTTTGAGACGTCAGTGACATCCATACGTCGAAAAGTAGACGTGATTGTTTCGGTGTCATCCACCGTTACGTCTTTCTCTACGATTTCTAGATAGCCAAACCTTAAAGGAAACTTTTCAAATAAAAGCTGTGTAGAAAGTTGTCGGTCATGCCGTGGATGACGTGCATATGTTGTAACCTGATATGTCAATGACACTGGGATTGGGTAGTTCATCTTGCCACGGTCTTCAACAGGGATATCCCCAGCAAGATACTCTGGAATAGTCAAAGTTCCACGGTGCTCTCTAGCGTGGTCAGTGGAGATGCTAATCAAGTCAATAGTTACGTACGGGTATGACTGGTTACGGATTTCCTGGTCAGGTTGCCCAAACCAT